ACTGAGTCAGCTGAAGTAGGAGCTATGTCTAGTGGTACAGTTAATTCTGGAGTTGAAGCTAGGAATCAGAACGTGCTTGATGTGATGGGCGAGGAAGAGAAGTCTTATGTCGAAGACAACATTACAGATCATTATGACGGTTACGTTATGGAAATGGACATGTGTGATTATCTTGCCCGCCCGGTTGAGATTGCTTCGTTTACTCTTGATGAGAATGTTGACTTGTCGTTAGAATTGGACGTTTGGGATTTGTACACGAAGCAACCTTCTGTTCGGGCGAAGTTGCGGAATTTTGCCTATTTCAGAGGTGAGCTTCATATTCGAATAGCATGCTCGGGAACACCCTTCCATTATGGGAGGGTTCTTGGTTCTTATCAACCCTTTCCCTTGAGCAACGATCCTTTGCAAGCCAGTTTGGCTAATGCAGGTTTATTAGCTGGGTACAGGCCTTTATTGATTAACTATCTCTCGCAAGCCAAGAATTCATGTACTATCGACGTACGAGAAAACAAACCGATTGAGATTGTTTGTCCCTTTCTAAGTCCTCGACCCATGGCCCCGCTTTTCCCTACTGGAAACACAGTCATCAGTGCTGCCACATCTTACCCCGGTATGGATGAATTTGGTAGTTTGTTTCTGTATACCATTAATCAAGTCAAGTCGACTTCCGCTACTCCATCTGAAGTGGCATTTGCAGTCTATGCTTGGATTGAAGATCTCCAGTTGGGAACGAACACGGCAACTCAAATAGACATTACGACCGAATCGAAACATCTCGACGAAAGGGAGATTGGTCCTGTGGAGTCTATTGCATCCAAGATGGTGGTTGGATCACGTTGGTTGAGCTATATTCCTCCTATTAAACCACTTGCCATGGCGTCTGAGATGATGTTTACTGGAATGCGCGATATTGCAGCCGTGTTCGGTTTCTCCAAGCCAACACTCAATGCCGAACCCAAGTATGTTAAACCCTTGGCTTACTCGAATGGTGCTCAATGCATCGGATACGAAACAGGGTTTAAGATTTCCGTGGATCCTAAACAGGAACTCACGGTTGATCCGAGGGTTTTGGGAGGAGATGAAGATGAGATGTCCATTCGGCATATTGCATCGCGAGAAAGCTACCTCACGACATTCGATTGGGACTCCGGCTCTACGCCGTTGAGTTCCCCTATTTTCTGTTGTGCAGTATCTCCGCAATTGGCAACTCACATAAACACAGTGACTCCCCCTCAAGATTGGATTCAACCGACGGCGATGGCTTTCGCCTCCCTCCCCTTTGCATACTGGAGAGGTAATATTGAATTCAGGTTGGACATTGTGTGTTCTGCTTTTCACCGAGGAAAGCTTGCAGTATTTTTTGAACCTTCTCTTGGGCAGTCCCCCCTCATTAATGCCAGCATCGCATTGAACAAACAGTATATGAAGATAATTGATATACAGGAAACACAATCTGTTTCGTTCTGCGTTGAGTGGGCATTCCAGAGGCCATGGGCTCAAGTGCCGTATTCGGGTTTGTTGAAATCGGCTTATGGAGGTTCTTCGGTACCAAATAACGGTTCGCGTTATTGGAACGGTTACATTGCTGTTGTCCCGTTCACGGACCTACAATCACCAGATGACAGCAGTATCAGTGTCAACGTATTCGTCAGATGTCCCGATTTGATGGTTAATTTCCCTACGGAGTTGAACCTTCCCAAAGATAGAAATATTCTGACTGAGTCCCGAGATATTGGTACACAGACTTCTTCGTGTCTGCCACTTAATGAAAGCTCAGCACGTACGGATGATATTTGTCAACGCTATTTTGGCGAACAAGTTGTGTCGTTTAGGAATCTTCTTAAACGCTTTCACACATATGACGAGTTCTCCGTGCCTGCAGATGCTACTACGAAGAAAACGATTTTTCATGCGGCTCCGGTTTTTCCGTTGAACCCACTAACATATGGGAGTTTGATCTTCTCAGATCTCCATTTGTTCAACTATTTACAGTTGGGATATGTGGGGATGCGGGGAGGTATTCGAAGGAGGTTCCGTTTTTACGGACTGCATGATGGATCCAACGCCACTAATTGCCGTGTGGGGCTTTACGGCCCAGAGAGATCTGTAACGCGATCTACTACGATCACTGCGTCTAATCTCCCCACTACCCTTTCGGGGTATGTGGGTTACAACATGCATGCGAATGGTGGAGTTGAAGTTGAGTTTCCGTTCTATAGTAACAATGAGTTTGCCTTTGCTTTCCATTACGAGCCTTGGGGGCTTAGTGCCCTGGCTTTGGATGAGTTTTGGCCCATGCGTTACAAGATGCAACGGGACGTGAGTGAGGCGACAGGGGACATCTCCGTGGAAGTGCAGCTTGCTGCATCCGATGATTTCACGTTTATGAGATTTAATGGTGCGCCTTATTACACCAACTAACCGAGAAGACGGTATATAAATAACAATTGCC